CTCCCACTTTCACTGGTGCTGGCGCACCTTCACGTTTAGAAGTAGGAGACTTCTTTCGGAAAGATGTTAAAAAACACCTCGAAAAAAGATATAGTATCCCAATTGACGGGAATATTCCCGAAAGCTCGTTCATACGCATGGTAATAGGGTTTTAAATGGACCCACTCTCCGTCTGCGGGGGAATATGCGCGGGAACATGTCACAAGAACAAAATAGACAACTTGTGTAAGAAGTAGAACAAGCTCGCGCATATTCCCGCTTGCATTCCCACATTGAGCACGAAAGACACGCTTTCCTTGTCTACCCATCCTTTGTTCTCCGCATAAGCAACTCCAATCAACACAAGCCCACCGCCGATCACTTCGATCATCTGTCATCCTCCTTTAAAAGTTGGTCAAACAATCCTTCGTCCCTCTCCGATTGCCATTCAAAATACTCGAATAGCAGCGATTTCGGAATCGCGATTTCAATCATTTCGTCATCGTCCTCGATATACCCCAGTTCCCTGCCAATTTGTTCGTAAAGCGAATAGTACCCTCTATACTCTTTGTCATTCACTTCGAAACGCTGGATGTAGTCGAATAACTTTTGCTTCTTCTCCTTTGTGTCCGCGCCGCGATACAACTCCTTCAAGTAGTCAGAACTGTGCAAGTATGGTGTGCTTTCAAGATACTCGAACTCGTTTATTTTTCGATGTCGTTTTCGATATTCAGTGTAAGCCTGGAAGATGCTCCGCAATCCCCATTCATGTTCCAACTGACGTTCCTCCCCTCATTCCCTGTTTTTCTGAAAGATTGCATGATTGGCTACTTTGAAGGAAATCGGGTATGCTGTGTGGAATTTTGTTTGGTATGGTAAAGAGTATGAGGGAAGGATTGTCCAATATAACTTGTCCTTCTAATTTTCTTTAACTTTTGTTCTATAATTCTTTAACAGGAATTTGTCCATTCTTGTCGAATAGGTAATACTTAAGTAGGTGAATACATATGTATCGAAACAGAATTGCATATTGGGCTGCGGAAAAAGGAATGAAACATAAAGCACTCGCGAAACAGTGCGGTGTATCTGTCCAGACGTTTTCAAGCTGGGTAAATAACAAAACGCAGCCTGATCTGTTGCAGGCGTATCAACTTTCTAAACTGTTGGGCGTACCAATGGAAGAATTAGTTGAGGAGGAAAAACAGTGAGAAAAGATGGATGGGAACCATGTCCACGATGCGGAAGTAATCGAGTACAACAACGCGGAAAAGGATTTTTCTTTTTATTGTTCGTCTGCATGGCTGGTTTTATATCGTTGTTAGGCATTTTCTTTTTACCATTGTTCATTTTAGGCGGTATACTAGCATTGTTTAGTCCTATAGCGTTTTTGTTACCAAAAATGAATCAATGCCAAGATTGTAAGTATTCGTGGAAAGTAAATAAAGAAAAAGGTGTGCAAGCACAATAAAGCCCCTCTCTCATGAGAAGGGCTTTTTACATAGAATCATCTTCATCGTCCTCATTGAAAAACGGATATTTTAGGAGTATTTTCTGGAATGGACCTTCATCTTTGATCGGGAGACGGCGTGAAGATTGGTAGTAACATTTTTTGTGGATAATGGTGTTAATAATGTCGAGGAACACTTTCTCGTCTGGTTGAACTGGATTGGAACACAAGGGACAACGCAGTCGGCCGACGATTTTGAACATGGTATCACCTCCTAATAATCAATTCCACAAAAATAAAAAAAGCCCTGCCAGGCGGCAGGGACTACACAATAATTGCTGGATATCCTTTTTTCTTCAGTTCTTCAGCTAACTTCTCGGCATTCTTTCGATCAGAAAACGCCCCAACTTGCACACGATACAATTTTCCGTCAGACACTTTTTGTTGCGGCTGTGATGGTGTCGGTTTTGCTTTTTTCTTCAATCCAAATGCCTTTTCAAGACCAATGACGTGACCGTAGGCGATTTGTTGTAAGAATTGGTCCGATTTCAATTTTGCTGCGTCGTTGGCGTTGTCGATGAATAGGTTCTCGGTTAAGAGGGCCGGCATCTTCGTTTCACGAAGTACCGCATAATTAGCACGTTTCTTTCCTCTATCTCGTACATCACCGATCGCTTTCATGATTTCTGCATGAATTACATTTTGATACGCAATCGTTGCTGAGTTAGCGTTTGGGTGCACATATGATTCGAATCCCGTGCCGCCGCCGGCATTGATATGGATGGATAGGAAAAAGTCAGCACCCCAATCGTTCGCCATTTTGGCGCGTTGAGAAAGCGTTAAGCATTGGTTTCCCGTTCGCGTCATGCGAACCTGTACCCCTTCGTATTCACTTAACATGTCATAGATGTGTTTGGCGATTTTTAATGTTAGGTCAGCTTCTTTTAGTCCGTTGGCCACTGCGCCAGGGTCGAGGTTTTTCTCCACGCCTTCATGTCCTGGGTCAATCATGAGTTTCACCATTACTTATCCCCTCCCGCTTTTTCGATTGCGTACTTGATCGCCGCTACAGAACCAATGCCGTATAAGGCATATTTCAGCCCAGTAACTAACACATCAAACGAAAAAGCGTGACTCTCAAATGCCGAGAACGCCACGCCTAGAATGACGGCTACTAACGGAATATAACGATTTGGAATGTTTGCCGCTTGGCGAATTGCATAAAGCAAGACCGCCAACGCCACATACGCTGTAAATTCAATCGAAAGGATACTTTCCATTACCGCATTCCCCCTTGAATAATAAACGACAGCACCGCTCCAACGATGCCGCCGATAATTAAACGCAAAATCCATGTTGTGTTGCTTTTGATCGTTGAAATGTCCTCCTTCATGTCACGGATATTACTCTCCGCAACGGCTAAACGAGTTTTGACATCAACCATATCATCACGAAGCATTGTCACATCTGCTTCCAGTTTTGCGACACGTTGTTCCATCGAATCACACCTTTCATTTCCGGACTTCTCCACTAATTTGAGCCAATTCCTGTTTCAGTTTCTTTATCAATGTCGGTCGGCTCTCTCCAAAAGTCGCCTCAATTTGAAAGCCGCCTGGTTCGTATATTTCTTTGATTTCGGTGATGCGCGCATCACGTGTAATGCCCCATTCTCGGTTTTGAATGGTCACTATATCGCCTAGGTCGTAGTCCTTTTCATAGACAAAAGGCGAATTCGTGAGAATTTGTCCTTCGAGGAAAAATTCCTGAGCGAACTCCAACAACTTTTGCTGTCCTCTTTCTCGTAGCTTCGCAATGACCTGTTCTTCCGGAAGTGCTTGCTGATCTTCGTCTTGCTCCGATATATCTCTAGCATCAATGAAGGTTTCAATACGAGAAAGACCTTCAGCCTCGCCAACTTCAACTACACGCCGATCCTCGCCCTCGCCTTGCCCAGCGATGTAGCCATAGTTGCGATAGTTGAAGTCAGATTCAACAAATGACAGCTGTTTCAGACTCTCGAATTGTGGGCTAAAAATAACAGGAGGGTTAACCGATTGATTGACGGTTAAATCCCTCCCCACAAATACATCGAATATCCATTTTTTTTGTTGGAAATCGAGAAACACATCCCATCCAAGCCCGCTAGTTTTTGAGATTTCAATAAGCTCATCGGCAAGGTTTTTGAACCGCGATTCCCAACTGATTTGTGAACCGCGTTGCTGGTCCGAAGCAATCACGATCATGTCGATTTTCCGCTTCACATCTACCGGATTGACAACGTGGCAGTACACATAATGCTTCATGACCGATTCTGCGGCTCCGCTGGCTCTGTCGTGACTGTCGTTGGCAGGAGGAACAACAAGCCGTTGTGCTACGACTCCTTTTAGTGCAATACCTTTCACGAACCAGTTTTCCGATGCCTTTCCGTTTTCATCAAGCTCAATTTCACGATGGCGGATGATACCAACCTTGTTCCTGCTTGCACCGAGCATGATGAGATTTCCACGTTGCAGGAGCTCTGTATGCCTTTTATGTCGATTGATTCGCAGTTCAAACTCGCCGATTTCATGCCATCGCCTTGTGAATAGCAACGATTCATAGTCGTCAATTTCAGCAAGTAAATCAAGTGTCGGTGTCAAAATCCGAATTGGTTTCATGTTTCACCACCTAATAAAAAAACACCGTTATTAAATCGGTGTTGTGTCGCATTATCGTCCTATTATGCAACGAATTCTTCACCTGTAATCTCTTGATATTCTTCAAGAGTAATAACTCCCCATTCTGCCGCTTCGTGGACAATATCTTTTGTTAAGTATCCCATTTTGTAGAGCAGATTGTAAAAATCAAAGAACGTGCTTTTCATTAATTAACTCCTCCTTTGAGTTTCATAATTTCGAGGTTCAAATTGGCTACTGTCTGCGTCAATTGTTCAATCAATACGTCCTTCTTTTGATTTTCAAGGGCTAGCCGCGCTAATGCCATCGCTGTGCTTGTCTCTATCGCTTCTTCCCGTTGCCGTTCCTGTTCGACAATCTCCAAGTCTTTAATGCGGATGCTTTTCATCTTTTGTCACCTCCTTTTACTCAAATGAGAAACCAAAGCCGTCAACGATAATTTGATCGGTTGCGGTTCCTTTCAATATCTCAAATTGAATGTTAATTCCCCACTTCGCAGCTGTTTTTGTTGTGTTTGTGAATGAGTATGCCTGACGATTCAAAAACGCCGTTGTGATGTCCTCCCATGTCGGATTTGAATCGAAGCCGTTGTTGCAGGCTTTCACACTCAATGTCGCGCCATTCGGGACAGTTAATACACCGCTCACCACAATTTTCTTTGCCGCAATTGATGTTTCAATCGGATTTTTCAGCGTAAATTTGATGCGGTCGTCCGTTTTCGTGAACGTATATGTCCGTGTTGCTGTACCGCCTTTTCCATCATTGACAGTAATCGTAATAGTATGTGAGCCAAGCGATAAAGTTGACCATACACTACTTAAATCGAGTGTATATGTTTGACCACGGACTGCATTGTTGATTGTGCGTATAGTCGTTGTGTCGACTTTTTCTGTGACTGTGAGTGTATCGCTTGTATCTGTGTCGTTAACGGAGTAGTTGATTGTAAAAGGTGCAGATTTGTTTCCTAAGTTGCTGTCACTGCCAGAAATCACAGGGGCAGAATTCAGAACTTCAAGGACGGGGCGCCAACCGACGTACGGATAGCGGAGGTCCGACGAACTGTAGCCCCAGTGGCGAGCCGAGTCGTCCCCGCGGACCGCGCGGTAGGCGCTGTTTCCTGTGTATGCTTCCTGTGCCCAAGAATCTATATAAAACCAATTCCAAAACTGATTATGTGCACTATTAAAGTCTGTTGAGTTTTGAGAAGTATCTAAATCTGTTGCGGATGGTACCGGCAAACCGCTAAATCCCGCCTCATTTGTGATTATTCGATCCCATTCATTGTTAGAAGGAGAACCTCCGGAGTAGGCGTCTTTTCCGGAACGATAGTTGCTTCCGCCTGTGAGAACTCGTAGCTTATATTGTTTCCCATCAATTGTAATAGTTTTTCCGAAAATGAGACCTTGAGCATTCAAATCATCCCACGACACATTTACAAGCAAAACACGGTCAGAGATTAATAGTTTCTTACTTCCGTCATTAACTTCTCGCCATTGAATTTTGTAAGCGTCATTGGGATCAGTATCTCTTATCTCAATAGATTGTCCTGCACTAAAAACGGGAATGTCACCTACACTTGGAGCGCTAGGAGGAGTTGAATCAGTTCTCCAAGGTTTCGTTGGTCTCGGTTGTTTTACACCATTCAGATAGAACGTACCTAACTTAATTAAGTCGCCGTTCGCCAAACTTCATCTCTCCTTCCACGTTGATATACGGATATGGAGCAAATATTTTCTTTGCTAGGTTGTAAGAATTGCTATGGCGTGCATGACCAAGCCAGCTATCAACAGCTTGTTTCACTTCTTTTTCCGTCAACAATCCCTCCTTTAACTTGCGATCCATCGTTTTTATCCGCCGTTTCATCGCTCGTTTTGATTGATCGCGCACTTTTCGATGAGTTGTCCATATTATGAAGTAACACTTCTGTTTTTTATATAAAAGTGAACTACCCACCACCTACGCTTCGCTTAGAGGTGGGGGCTTCAAGCGACTTGTGTGTGTTCGCTGAAC